TCCTTCGTTTGGAACATCTTTTCCTAACCATTTATTAACAATATCAGTTACATCCATTCTTAAATCTGATGGTTCGTGGTTGAACGATTGAGATGCTTCATAAGTACTACCACTATACCAAGTTCCACCTGATGCTGAAACTGGTGTGTTCCATTGAGTTCTTATAGTAGAATTATCTTTCCATTTCCAACTTGCCCCATCTTCAATGCCAGGATTTGAATCCTTATACCCAGAACCCATTGTCCAAGATTGACTAACTGGATATGCATATAAACTCTGTGATGTATTTAAAGCTTCAGAATTTGCATCATATAAATTTAAATAATATTTTGGGAATATAGAAGAAGATGGTATCAGACCAGAAACTATAGATGATGAAATGTAAGATAAATCAAACTTAATAAGGGCCCTTGAAACTTTAACTATCGTTCCTGCTGAATTCATATCCTTTCTAACTTCAAGTAATTGGTCAAGTCCAGTATTCATACTCTGACTTTCTTCATATAAAGTTGTATCTTTTGTTGCGTATTCAAAATAATGCATTAGATGTCTCCCAAGACTCTACCACGAATATCAGTATCGGGTAACTTAATTTCAAATATTGATGGATCTGTAGATGGATACACCACCCCATTAAAAGTTGATGCCCTAATATCATAAATATTATTAGAATATCCTTGTGCTGATCCCCATTTATTAGTGACAATAACCAACTCGTCTCTACCTTCTTGTGGTTTAACTATAGTTGCAACTCCTTCTACAGATAATATTTCAGCTACTACATCGGCCAAAATAATAGGTTGATTTATTTGCCACTTTTTTATGTCAAAATACAATCTTAATTTGGAAACACAATTTAATAATACTTCATTTTTATTAAATCCTTTCTTAGTAAAAATTGCAAAATCGAGGCCGATATTACATATCCACGCATCTTTAATTTGTACTGCATCAGTCATCATTCTATATTGACTTAAATATATTTTTACATTTTCTTTAACTGCACTATTTAATCTTGCTAACTTTCCTACTTGATTATATCCTAAAGAATACATATTCAATGCCAATGGATTCGCTTGGAATGTTGGGTCTGACTCATTTTGACCTGCAGCTGCTACTTGTTCATCTTGAATGATATAAACTTTTGCTATATTACCATACTTTGATGGTAGTGAATATACACGAGTTATATAATCATCTTTAGTAACTGCTCGACTTTGTGCTTGGAAATATGCAAGTGCATTTACTCTAACATCTTCAAGTGTTTCTGCCCCACTACCTCCCATTGCCGGTGTAGGATTACTTACCGCTACTGAATTTTTTGCAATAGTTTCTAAATTAGAATCTAAAGCTAATGAACTATCTAATGTTATACCAGGGTTACCAGTAATATTTTTTATACTGTTAGCAGTAACATTTCCACCTCCACCTCCACCATATGAATATTTAATAGTGAGAGTCGTATTTGTTGGTGCCTGTCCATATGTAGCCGTATTAAGAAAATTTGCAGGATCGAATGCTGTATCAAGGAAGCTTGGTGTTCCTGGTAAATTAGAACCTACATTTGATGGATTTGGAATTATTTCCTCATCTGAATTTGATGATATTCCTGAACCAAATCTTAATTCAGTTTTACCATCGGGTCTTATATAAGTTGTAAATCTTCTTGGTGTCTTAACAAGTTTTAATAAAAATGGTGCAAAATTTCTACCTCCTACTAAATCAGGAGAATTTAATGATGTATTCTCAAAATCTGCATATACTGTATCTTGTGCTAAAAATGGAACTTCATACCATTTATTACCATCACTATCTGTCATTGAAAGAATTTCTAATACAGGACTATTTGCAAGTACTATTCTTTTATATTTTTCTGCTGCACCACACGTATAATAATCAGTTATAACATTTCCACTAACAGCCTTTACTGATTTTTGTAACAACCATTTTGTAATATTACTACTGTCATCTACTTCAAAAATATCTTCTTGTCGTGGACTTACTGAACTTGAATCTCTAAACATGACATCTTCAGTCGTTCTAAAAACTGTTCCATTCGTGGATGTTGCTGTCATTCCAGCAGGAATTGTAAGACAATAATTTTCATTTGGTTGTCTTTTACCTTCTGATACATTATTCGGATCTGACGGTACGGTTTGAAAAACATTAAGTTTTACAGACGCGGGGGAAGCCTGTCTTGGTTTATATCCGTATCCCTGTGCAATTTGATATATAGTTTTCTTTTCTTCTGCATAAGCTAACATACTTTCTTTAAATTGTTCATCAATATAATATGAAAGAACATCTCCAACATATGATGCCATTTCTATGAACATCATTCCAGGTGAAGATTCATTAAAATCATTATATGTATTTGGAAAATATGTTTTAGAAAATTCTATTAAACTACTTCTAAAGGCACTAAAATCTTTATTTAAATATTTAACATCTTTATTAACTACCTGTGGCATCAATCTTCTCCATTTATTTTATTATTCTTCAGGTACAAATGCTTCTGGTAATGCATATCCTTCTCCACCACCTACATTCATACCAACATCAGTTGGTACATAATCTGACCATTGATTGAAATTAGCAGAAACTTCAGATTCATCTGGATCATTTGTCAATGAAAATTTAAGAGATACATCAACTTGATTAGAATCAGTATTAGGGAAATTAATCTGTATATCATTAACAACTATATAAGATAACCATCTCCCCATAACGGTTCTAATTTCTTGCTTAACTATATCTGAATATTCTTCCGTCATTGGTTCAAAAAGTAAATGATGGAGTCTTGAACCAAATTCAGGCATTCCCAATCTCTCACCTGGGATAGTCTGTAATAACACTTTAATGTTATACGAAGCCTGCTCACGCATTGTCTTTGTTCTTGGAAAAAATCCGTCTACTCCACTCTGTGCAATATTACTTGAACGATTTGGATCGTTAGGATCAAGTGCATCTTGTTGGTGTGGATCCTGGTATGTCAAAGGAAGTTGTAATCCTATAAAAACATCGGGATTTAAATCCTTTTCTCTATTTCCCATTTATATTCTCCTCTAATTTCCTAATGCCTGCCAATAAAAAGAGTGGCTACCATCAATGGCTGAGTTTCTATTAATCTGAAAGTTAGTAGCTGTAATAGTTGTGACGGGAAGTACATCTTGTGCATCTCCACTTATCCTTTGCGTGACAACATTAAAACACGCGTTTGGAAATACCAATGAAAACTCAAAATTTTGTAGATCATCTGAGTTCGAAGTTCCAGTTCCCCATTGTAATATAATACCATTTGGTAAATATGTGTGTCCATTAACATCTGCTACACTTTCCTTTATAGACACATTTCCTTCAAAAGTTGTATCTCCCTGTACTTCTAAATCATCTTGTACTGATACTCGACCTTGTAATACAGTTTCATCTTGAACTTCCAAATTTCCTCCAACTGTTGAATTACCTTCAACTACAGAATCATCCATAATCTGTAAGTCTTGTTCTCCTATAATATCCCCACCCTTAACACGAAAATCAGCGTTTCTTTTTGCTGGTCTTGGTAATCCTGGTATTGGTGGAATGGGTATCGGTGCTATTATTACACCACCACCTAATATTGTTAGTCCCATTACATTTAATCCAAGTCCAACATTATGAAATCCAAATGTATTAGAAGTTTTTCTGGTTATAAGATTTCCTTTTACATCAGCAGTTTTACCAACCGTTAATTTTTTATCAACACGTAAAGTTTCTTTAACTCGTTGACTTTTATTAACTTGAACATTACCTTTAATAATTTCATTTTTATTAACAATTAAATTTCCACCAATTTCACCATTTTTTTCAATTTTTAAATTTTGACCTAAAGTTAAATCTTTAGTTCCCTGTATGTTTCCATCTACTATCAATTCAACTGGTGTCTTTGATCCCATAGGCCTCAAATTTATCCCACCACGAAATGTTGCCTGTCTATTTACAGTTAATCCACCACCAATTGTATGATTTCCAATCACACTTGAATTTTTCTTTACAATATTATTACCACCTATAATAATATTATTTCCAACACCTACACTACCTTTGACTTCAAAATCTTTATCCATAGAAAGTTTATTAAATTTAAAAATAATATTTAAACTATCAAAAACTTTTTTAAGAATCTTTAATTTCTTTCCTTTGTCTTTATTTGCTCCACCAAAACTTTTATGTTTTCGTAACATTCTCATTAAAAGAGTTAGTTTAGCTGCTGGTGGTTCAACTTGAGTTAGATTCAACTGACCTTTATCTGTCAATGCTAAATTTCCTGGCATTGAATCTGGCTCTAAAAAGGATTTATTACTAAAGATTCTTATGGGATCCATTCCAGTTAAATAAGAATGAATCGCATCTGCATGTTGTTGTGCTGCCTCTGCATTCTTTTTTCTTGATTGTTGTTTATCTTCTGCCGATAAATCTTTTATAATTTTATCATTTTCAATCTTTTCAAGTTTATACTTTAAAAAATTCTTATCTAATGCCATTTCTCACCTCTTATGGACGAAAATTTGTCCCACTCTTTTTCTGGTCTATTGCTTTCATAACTGCTGAATAATCTCTCGTTAATGCATTTGTTACATGGTCAGGAACTTGGTCAACCGAAACACCAGCTCTCTTTATAGAATCTACCGCTGCTATTTCTCGTTTCTTTTCCTTTACGGATTCAGGATTTCCTAAACCAGTTTCTCTCGCGAGTAATTCATTCACTTTACTACTATCAAAAACTCCACCACCCATAGTTTCATATCCACTACCATCTCCTTGTGGAACACCACCGGCGGTTTCGTTCAAAACCTTGTTAAGGGCTTTGTTTGTTGTATAGTTTACTTCCCTTTTAGGTTCAGTTTTATACTGTTTTCTAATAGGTTCTTTGAACTCTTTTTCGGTT